TGTTGAGCTTTTCGACCCACATTTGGTATTCATAAAAAGGGAGTGCTTCAATCCAGTCCGGATCCATCCCGTGCTCTTTCCAAAGTCGGAACTTTAGATCAAAGTAATTCTCTAAAGATATCTGAAATAACGAAAAGAGATCTGAACCCTCCGGGAAAGGAGATCTGTGCGGTGACCTCCTGTGCACCGCAAGTTTCGCAAGGCAAACTCACTTCTAATTTTGTTCCGACCTTGATTTGGTCGGCAAGTTCAAAATAAATAGAAAATTCCTCCACCGACCAAGAAAGAGATTCTTCTTCCATCTCCGCTATCTTTATTTCGTTCAGTTTACGCCAATCATCAAAGATAAAAGGTGCAATTTTAATAAAGCTTTCATCGACCTCTTTTCCCGCTTTAATCCTATTTCTTGCATACGATGAAATAGCATCTACTACTCCAATAGATGGAATCGACATTCTCAAAGTTTTGGAAAGCTTGGCTACAGGCAGAACAAATTTTCTCTCTTGCTTGGAGTAGTATTTTATTATGTTTCCTTCCATCTGGTACTTAGAAAGAACTCCAGTTCTCAATTCTATTCCATACTGATAAGAGCAATTTGCCTTTTTACAAGTCAGTGTTGGTTGTAATACAATTCTGTTTTCACCCTTAATAAAAGTCAAGTCTCGGATTGCCATGATAGCAAAAAACCTGTCTTCCTGTTTTAGATCTTTGTAAGAAACCACCCCTTCTGAAGGAAACTTTATCACGCAGCAATTATTCAGTATCATGTTTAACTTCTGGTCGATATCCAACATGTCACTTTCGTCAATGGTCGAAAAGTGCCTGATCTCTTTTACTTCAGCAGCTCTAATAGCAATCTGGGTTCCTTCTGGGTAGTACTTACCTTCGGAAGGTAATATTACCAAAGGCAGATTTTTCCACCCGATAGACATAACGGACGGGGGTTCCTTCGTTTCGGATTCTACCGTCTGATTCTTAATTTCATTCAGAAGAGGAGAAGGGGTAGCCATTTCCTCTTTTCTAGACTTAAGAGATTCTAACTCTTTGTCTAATTTGTCTTCGATAATATTTGCAGGGGCAAGATCTGCTATTTGATCATCGTAAGAAATACCTCCAGATAGCTCCTTCTGTTTAAGTATTGCTTCGGGTGAAAGATTATTTGTGTCCATACTGATGCTTATAGTCTATATAACAAGTAAGTGGAAACACCACAAAATTGCTAGACTTTATACAAAAGAAAATGGAAAGGGTTCCGATTAAAGGAATTGATCCTGCCAGTAATCTGATTTCCAGGATGTAGTAATTGTGTAAAGAGCATCACCACTATCATAGTCGAGTGCCATGGTGGTAATCGGCTGAATCAAAAAGCAGTTGTTCAGGGTAATTCTTCTGAAGACATCTCCTTGCTTATTAAAAATAGAAACTACCATTTGTCCAATGTAATCTCTTTTGAGACCCATCGCACCGGTCAAGGGGTTGTAGATCAAGTCTGACCATTGTCTCAAGATTTTGAACATGGTCATAGAATTGTTGTCATCAAGGTTTACCTCGAAAACAACGTTGAATTCCACATCGGAAGTTGAAGGTTCACCACCTGCGTATCTTCTTTCTGCAAATTTGTAATACTGGGTAACAGGAGCAGAAGGTTGGAGATCAACAGCCAAACCTGTGATGCTTTTCACCTGCTGTGTCATGATTGATTCACCGTTGAATCTTACGTTAGCCGAAGTTACCGCAGCAGGAGGAGTAATTAGTACCTCAAACTGGTTAAGGAAAACCGGTTCGTAGTTGTTTCTTGCTGCTTTCGAATTATTAAAGTGTGGTAAACCTGCCATTTATCTTGCTAATTTTTATAAGAATAAATCTTCCCAGTAATCAACTGCCCAAGTCATTTCGATTTCATACAAAGTTGTACCGTTTAAATACTCTAGCTCCATTGGATCTATGGCTTTAAGCGGAAAACAATCTTTACAGGTTATCCTTCTGAAAACGTCTCCGTTTTTATTGAAAATTGAAATAACTATCGTGCCTGTGTAATCCTGCTTGATCCCCATCGCGCCTGTCAGAGGATTATAAATTAAATCTGTCCATTGCCTGAGAGTTTTGAAGACATACATGGAGTTTGCGTCGTCAAGGTTAACCGTGAACTTTACGCCAAGATCCAAAGAAGTCTTATCAGGTCTACCACCTGCATAGTTTCTTTTTGCAAATTTGTATTTCTGAAAAACAAAACCAGGATTCTTATCCACATCCAAACCTGCAACATTCACGACCTGTTCTAATAGGACTTGCCCACCTTGAACAGCAGGAGGTGGCAAAACTGTCACCTCGAACTGGTTCAAATAAACAGGTTCGTATTTGTTTATGGAATACAGTGAATTTTGATAGTGGGGTAAACCAGCCATTAATTCATTTCAATTTTTTTTATTTATCTTCTTCTTTTAAAAACTCCAAAATGTTTAAACGAAGTTGATAAATCCTCCAGCAGCGATACCACCAGTTCTAGTAACAGTTACCCTGTTGATGAACTTCTGAATACCTCTTGCAGGTTCTATAATTACGTCGATAATACCGATGTTCTGATCGATCACAGAAGGCGGGTTATTTGAAGCATCCATGATTACTTGATAAGCGTAAATTCCACCACCTGCTCTTACACCGTCTAGGTAGGTATCAACCAACGTCTTGATCTCAAGTCTAATTGAATCTTCATTGAAGTCAAATAAGTAGTTTGAAAGGATTTCTTCAACGTCATTTTCCAAGCTAATGAGAAGATCTCTAACGTGAATCAAACCAAATGCTGAGTTTACTGTTTGATAAGCTGTTTGGTTACCGAAGATAACCACTCCAAAACCTCTCTTCTTGATGATCGGGTTTAGACCGAATGGTTCCAACCACCCTCTATCAACATCGGTGAAGTCAAATTCAACACCTACGATATTACCGCCAGAGATTGTACCTCTCTTTTGACCGGCGATGATATTATAAGGTTCACCGTTAGCAAATTTTCTAACGAAGTTGTTAGAAACAAATGCTGCGGGAGGAACGTTTACGTTTCTGTTATTCTCTCTCACTGTGATATAGGGAGTGTAGTAAGCCGCAAATGAAGCCCCTAAGTCTTGTGTAGGAAGACTGAATGTGTAAGAAGGATTCAACGAAAGATTGCCACCTTCTGCGATGTATTGAGCTTCTAATGGTGGGAAAGGATCAGCAGTTGTAGGTGCGTTAGTAAACCTAGGATCTGTGCTTGCTCTAAATTGTGCCATCGAAGGAGCGTTGATGAAAGCCAAAGCCTTTTGTCTCATCATTGCAAGCTTTGAAAGCTGGTATTTAGAGTTAGGTTGGATAGTTCCACTGAATGTATCTACGATGTATCTGAACGAGATGGTATCCTTAGTTGCCAAAGTTACTGCAAGGTTAGTATCATAAAGAACGTTGAGAATCTCATCAACTCTTAAATCGGTTCCGTTGGGTCTTTGAGCATCTCTCATTGTGTATCCACCCAAGTAGATGAAGTCAAAAGATCTTGTGAACTGAGGAATTGACTTGAACTTCTGTACTTGCACGGGGTTTCCTGCGTAATAAAGAATTGGTCTTGCGCATGTTACTCTTACTATTCCAGAGGTAGCTGTTTGAGCAACGGATGTTACCTTAGTTAATCTTCCTTGACGGTTTGCTCCAATGGTTTCGCAAAGTTCAAGGTCAGTAGAAACTAGGTAGTCACCTACGGCGATTACTAGATCATTTACCTGATTTGGTGCGAAAGTGAAGCTAGTAGAATCAATCCTAGTCTGAATGTTCAAGTACTGATTGATAGAAGCAACTGAGGAAACTATGTCAGTTTTTCCAGCTCCTATCGAAGTTCCGATATTATCGGAAGCATAAACAGTACCGAAGGCTGGATAGTTAACTAAAGTGCTTGGGCTTAATCTCGAAATGTTATTAAAAGCTCTAACGTTTGCGATCGAGAATTGGTCTCTATCTACAGTGAGCTGAGTGTCCAAGTAATATTCGGAAGAACCTGTTGAATTCAACCAAACTGTGTCGCCATCTTGTATCTCTGTGTAAAGAACGTTCTGGTACAGATTGGTCGAAAGCTGACCTGTTAAAGTGTTCGCCGAAGCAGTTCCACCTGTTATAGCCAAAACTGAATCTATGTTTAAGTAATCAGAAGCACCAAATTGCTGGTAGTAAGGATCTACACCATTTCCTGTAGTTCCTTGTGTGAAGAATGTTGGAGTTACTGTGATACCCTGAGCACTATAGATTCCGGCATCCAATGGGTGACTAAAAGTTATGGTAAGATTTCCAAGAATCTCATTAACTCCGACTACCTTCAATTTAACCAAATCTCCATCAGAAAACTGATTTATAACGTTTCCTGTTAACCCCACTGGTATACCAACTGTTCCAACGATATAAGGGGAACTTGATGAAGATGGCGTTACGAAGCTTTTAAGTAAAGTTTTCTGTGTAGCTGTCAACGAAGGATCTGTGATGATCACTGCAGTACCAGAGGCTCCTGTTCCACCACCACCGGAGAAGCTCACACTTGGAACTGTAAGATAACCAGAACCTACACTTGTCATAACTATCGACGAAACTGAAGGACCGCTTAATACTGCATAAGCAACTGCACCTGATGCCCCTATTGGGTTTGTGAAAGTCACAGTTGGAGCAGACGTATAAGCGGTTCCCCCTGCTGCTAGATTAACCGCGATAACGCCACCCCCGGTAACTCCTGAGTTAGTTCTTACATAGTGAAGTCCCCCATAAGTTGCAGTAGGATTATAAGGGTCCAAAGCCGAAGCAGGTACCCCCGTAGCACCAGTTACTCCATCAACCCTAAAGAGTGATCCAGCGCTAAGTGGTTGGTAAGAAACACCAGGGGTTACACCGTCACCAGTGATACCCGTATACTTTTGAGTGTAAACATAGTCTTGGATCAATTGCTGATCGTAACTTAAGAAGTTCAAAACTGGGTCTTGAAGGTCCCTATCACTAGTTAATTCGTCAATCAAGAAGTTACCAACCAAATCCACTTTAAATCTGTTTTGGCAGAGGTAATCAAGTGCTTCTGCGTCTACTGCGCAGAATAAACCAGTAGAAGGCGTATTGTTATTGATTAACGTCTGAATGAACTGGTTATTACCATTCAAGTCAACAAAATCTACAATCAAGCATCCAGTTACCTGTGTAACAATGTTTACGTCTTGTTGGCTTAGAAACTGGTTGATTTTACTTTTTATAAATCCATTACGAGTGAAAAACTCAGACCATTGAGGATCTTCAGACAAAGCAGCATAATCTGTCCAATCGCCCGAAACTGCTATCACATCGATAAACCAGTCTGAAATGTAATCATAAGGGTGGACATAGCTAGGAACGTTGTCCGCCCCGTACCAATCAATTGCAAAAATTTCATATCCTTGTAAAGGAGGTGTTGCATCGGTTGATTTTCTAACGATAACACTCATCGATTGCTGACCAAGGTTTACCAAGTTGAAAATTCTTCCCTGGTCTACTACCGACATAGTGGCTAAGAAATAATCTACGTCTGCATACCAGAATCTTTCTTTATTATAGAAGGATGAATATAATCTTGAGGTGAGTACACCATTGGGTTCGTCCGTGGCAACAGAAAAACCAAAATAATCTACTTTATCAGCTGTGGGGCTTGAATCGTCGTTATTGAGCCTTAAAAGGTTAAGTGCAAAAACGGGACCTGTTTGTAAACAGGTCAAGATTGATCTCTGGAAGTATGATCCCTGAGATTCTAATGTTTTGTCAATGTCTCCGAATATAGCTATTGCTGTGGTGATATCAGGTATGTAAACTGGAGCATTAAATGGGCCTTTATTTGAAAATCCCACCACCAATCTGATTGTTTGTGAAGTAAGTATGACGTTCTCCGAAGCGTCAAATTCCAATGTATAAACACCAGAGGCTTTAAATTGGGATAAATCAAGTTTGATTTTCTTTGCCATTATCGTTTAGTAGATATTTTTTCCTTTCTATATATCCATCGGTAAGAGCATAAAAGTGGGTGCTACACCGATCTACCTTTATATATCGAAGGTATTTGTGGTTTACATGAGTTTGCTAAAAGAACTGTAGAAACCTCCCTCCTTTGTGCCACCCTCAGGATCCTTGTCGTCCAGCTTATCCTCTATCAGTTTCTTGTAGCTATCGTCGAGCTCATCATATAGTTCGCCGACTATATCGAAAAAAGCAGAGCTGTCGAATAATGCTGAAAGGTTTACCACAGTCATTGCTACATCATCGTGACCCGATTGGCTAGAATATGTGCCGCTATTATTAAGGCCGAATGAGAATAGCTCGGGGATAGTCCACGTCTTTTCATTCAAGATGATTCTGTTTTGTCTCGAAAGATATCTCAGCAGTTCGCAATACTTCATCTTATTTTTTTCGTTGTACTTAATTCCAGGTTTTGCGGCTCTGGCAGATTCTGTGTGTTTTGTGTGGAGAAAAACTTCCTGTGAAACTTCTTCATTGGTTAAAATTTTATCCAGAATAAGTTCACCTTTAAAATTCATCTCAAGGAGAATAGAAAGCTTTTCTTTGTCGAAAACATTAAGAATTAAGCACTCAAGAAGCTTCTTGACATCTTCAATTTGTATTTCGTTATCTCTGAAGATCCCCACTTGAAGAAGGCCGAAAAAATCAGATTCATCTTCAAAGTCATCCATGGTTTCAATAACCTTTCTTGGAAGAGGTACAACCCTGAAGATGTTCAAGACGGTAAAATCACCTCGAGTTCCACCCGCTAGATCAACTGAAATAACGTAACTCCTGCCAAAGAAAGATTCGTTATCAAGAGAAAATTTAGGATGCCATCGAAAATTTTCGTAACTTATCCCAAGATCCTCAAAAGCTTCAAGCTCTCTCCATTCATATTCCGTCTCGTTAGCTTTGATTTTTTTGAGCTCATTAGACCCTAGAAGGAGAGTTGAAGAACTGAGGAATTGATTACCATATTCTTGGTTGAAAAGTTCCTCACTTCCAAGGTTTGCCATCTCCTGCTTTTTCCAGCTCTCATCTCTTCCTGGTACCTGCCACCAATCTACTCTAATAGGGTTGAATGAGTTTTCCCCCGTAACTGCACCTTGATAAATTTCGTAGAATTTATTCATTCCGTTCGGGGTGGACGTGATGATAATCCGGGAGACCTTAGACGATGATACCGTTGGATAAGTTGATCTAAAGAAAGACTCTATGAAGTTGGGATGAATGTGTGCAAACTCGTCCATGTAAAGGAAGTGGATGGTAAAACCAATAGCTGAAGTTTTTGTAGTGGTTTTAGCAATCGCCCTACAGCCATTGTCAAATTTCATCGACATCACGTTGTTTACAATAATACCAGGTTTCAAAAACCACGGAAGTCCTTTTACTATGGCTTTGATTTTGTCCATTAATTCCTCGGCAGTGGAACCAACGTTAGCCAAGATCATAGCATTTTTATCGTGATTAAAAAGCAAATACCAGACAAGAATGATTGCAGAAGTGATAGATTTACCGACCTGACGCGGGGCCAAAAACACATTGAATCTGTTCGATTGATATTCTCTTAGGACAGATTGCTGATAATCACGCAGCTTTACGTACATCAGTCCATCGTCTGTCATCATACGGCAATACTGTGCAAAATAGACAACGTCCTTGGCGCACTTCTGCATCTCTAAGATCTCCTCCTGTGAATACTCCCAGAGAAGGTTTGCCCTCTTCATTTCAGGGTCGCCATCGTGGAAGGGATTGTCGACAGATTTGTAATCTAATCCCTCCTCCTCAACTCTCCATAAGAGCTCGTTTACTTTTTTAGTGCTCCAATAATTGGATTCTAAAAGTTCGTCTTCTATTTCTATACTCATGTAAATAGGTCTTCATCAATTTCGTAGTTTTCTTCCTCGTCCAGAATGATGTTTCTTGAAGCATCAATGGTTGCCTTTCTTTTGGCGTTGACTATCGCATTTTCATCCTCTTCTTCAACCTTAACATCCTGGATTTGAGCTCCGAGTATATCTCTGAGTCCTTCCATGAGACCTTTCGTGCCTCTTACCTTTATACCAGAGTCATTTCCGCTTGGTGTTATAAAGGAATTGGGACTTGAAGTGCTGCTCTCCATCTGAATTGCTCCTAGAGATGTTTTAACTTCAAGTTCTCGTTTCATGCTGCGATAGTTTTGCTCCATCTTTTCTACATAGTTCTGATAATCTTTTGGCATTTGCATGATCTGGGACTGCAACTGAGCTAGCACTTCAAACATCCTTGGGTTGGCATTTCCAAGATCTATCTCCTCAAGAAGTTTAGTAATTGCGTGCTGTGCAGTTTTTAGCTGAAGCATCATAGAAGCCAAATTCATCGAATCTATCTTTTTCTTATAACTAACAAAGTCTGTTTGATCTATAAGGTTTTCGTCCAAATAGAATTTCACTAAAGAATCTAAAAGCTCCCGTGCTTCTGTGCCCGTTGCTTGAGTTTGCTCCTGAAAGTTCATAACGTCCGTGGTTTTTAACCTCGGGAGTTCATTAGGTTTTACTGCATCGATGTCCAGATCCTCATCTAAAAGAATTGAATCTAAAGAAGCTTTGATTTGCTCCTGGACGATCTTCTCAGGTTTTGGTTTTCTTCTTGGCATAAATTATAAAATTGGGCCTTAGCCTTTCCTAGGAATTTTGGGAATTGCCAAAGTGGGTTTTGCGTTATCTATGATGTGTGCAAGCTGTGCATCTCTCACTATATTCTGATTCAACACGATGGATTGTTTGTCAATATCTATCATCGATTTGAAGATCCTGACGTTACTTAGTAACAAAGGTGACGTGTAAATTCTATAGGCATTGTTGTCCGTACCATAAAGAGGATCAGCCGGATTTGTGACGATATCTGCAGGTAAGTCGAATGTATAAGTGGATGTCAATGCACGGTAATCTTGGTGGACCGGAATCAAATTAGAAGACTGTTCTTGAGGGTTGTTAGGATCGTACGACATCTTCCATATATTGATGCCCATCTGCTGGTATTTGTTCGAGATATTTACCACTACACCATACCATTCACCTATCTCGGGAACGAATTGGAGTCTTGAATTGTAGACAAAAGAATTCAGATTGACCTGGATACTTCCCTCCTGGATAAAATTGGTGTTGTTTGGTTCTTGTGATCCCGAATGAATAAGGTCAACACGAACCCCGTACATCTGTCCGTTTGCATCTGTGTAATCTCCAGCTATCAAATTTCTAGCCTGAGCTTTTTGCATTTTTAAGGTAGGCGGATCTAAAGAATATGGCAGGTTCGTGTTAACTACACTGAATTTATAATCATTTATGACCGAAGCAACCTGGAATCCTCCAGCGTGATTGAGGTCAGATTGAATTGAAACGTATCCGTCGGGGTTGCTAGCAAATCCCAACCAAGGAGAAAGCCCATGCTTATAAGGAGAGGTGTTATAGACAATCCTTGTGAGTGTCTCGGTTTCTTTTACGATCGGGACAGGGGGGAAAGGTTTTTTGGTGAGACTATTTTCATTGACATAGTTTTTCAAACTAAACCAACAAGTGTAAGCTATCTCTCCATCGGCTTCTAATTTTGGTCTTGTTAAGTATCTAACAGCATTCCTGTACTTCTCCGGTTCAAACACAAACTGGTTGTTGGTGACGAAAGCGTCGTTCATGTCATAATAGTTGTTGAAAACTATAGTCCAGTTGTTGTTCAGATCGTAGTGTACGATTGGCAAATCTGTGTACACGTATGAACGTGTGGGGTCTGTTCCTCTATCGTTAGTAGAGGTCACATATTGCTGTGGTTTGGTGATTTGTTCTTCTTGTGCCTTAGTTTCAGCACCGAAAAGTTCTTGAGAATTTATAGCAATACCGTCGAGTTCTTCCTTATAGGCAGGATCTCTGAAATAGGTGTTCGACTTAGGATTGTACTTCTTCAGCTCTATCTTGAAATAAACAGGGGAATACATGAAGTCCCTAAATAGATAGGTTGAATTAATTTCGTAGATCCTGTTAGTCAGAGGAAAATAGATAATGTCTCTTTTTCTAGGCTGAGACCCTCTACCGAAAATACTTTCGAAATAAATTTTATCAATGTGTATTTCGAATGGCTCTTCAAATGAAATACCAAACGGGTCGTAATTGACCTTATTGTCAGGGAACTGGTTTGAAGGAACAACCACTTTTACACATTGCTCATCAACAACATCGAATAGGGTCCATTCTTTCAAAACAACATCTTTAGATCTAGACTGTGGCTGAACTGAATAGTAGTTGGTTTCAAATCCAAACATCTTGTTAACAATCAAGCTCAAATCTTGATAAAGATTAATTGCTTTGTTAATATTATAAGGATTGAAAGTCAAAGGTCCACAATCGTTGAAAACAACAGGACGGTTAGACTTTTCAGGCGAGCATTGTGGTACTGGTGGTTTTATAACTAAATTGTCAGGTCCGTCAACAACGTTAGTGTTGTAGGTTAGATCAAGATCAAAAGAAACAATTACAACAGTTGGGTCAATGGGCTCGTCAGTGTAGTAAGCTATACTTCCATCAGGGTTAATCACAACGGAGGTAAACCTAAATTCAGGGTAAAATGGCTTAGTTGGATCTAAAGCAATAGAAAAGGGTTCTGCCCTTTCGTTGGAAAAGTACGAATTGTTGAAACCAGTTAAAGCTGTTCCAACATTTTGCCAAAGTGACCAACTTTCCCCGTCTACCGAATATCTAAATTCAATTGCAATGTCATTCGAAGTCCTAGCATTTGCAACAGTGTCTAAATTGATTGGATAATTGTTGACCGCACCCGCTGTGTCAATTATCCAGCCATTGAACGAGCTGGCATAATAAAATGGACCATTGTAAGTTAATACACGGTAGTTTCCAATGTAGGTAAAGTTTAGGGCACTATCAAGTTGTGCAAGTCTCTCAACTAACCATTCCTCTGAAGAACAGGGAGCGTAATAATAAACCCCGTTGGAAGCTAAAACAGTGTGATATCCATTACAGCCTATCTGAACTGCTCTGGCAAGAGCTGCCCCTGTTGTACCATAAAGATTGTCTGTGCTTGACTCTACAACTTTAGCAGTGTTTGGTAGGTCATCCTGATATTGATATCTAGGATCCGATAAATTTCTTTGAGTACCGTTGCCGTTGTAGACTGGTAAGCCTACAAATGGAGCTTTATTTGGTGGGATTGCAGACATTCGAGTTTATGATATGTTTTAGAGACAAAACTCTCCTTTATATATCTAAACCCGAAAGTGATGAATTTTACAGACCTTCCTTTTGAATTAACTCGTCGATTTTTTGGATGACCTGATCCGGAGTAATTTTTGTTGAGCACTCGAACATTCTCTCCGTATTCTTAAGTCTTGGGCACCAATTCCAATCACCACGGTCGAACTTGTGGCGGGTATCGTTAAAACATCCGTGACAGACATTTGTATTTATAACCCTATAGTTTTTGTTGTTAAATTCACAAAAAGGCATAGAGAATCCGGAGATCATAACAACAGGTTTTTGTAAGGCCCATGCTAACCAAGAAAGACCCGATCCAATTCCTATAAAGAAATCACAATGGTGCAAATCTATTGCACGGTCCATTATGTCCAGGTCACCGCTTTTATTAATCACGCCTGAAAGGTTGCAAGCTTGGCTTTGAATAACAACAACCTCGTATCCTCTTTCTTTTAGAATGTCCACTATCTTCTGCCATCCACCTGGATAATGCCAATGCTTACTGTTTGCAGTTGATTCCATCGCCAGGCATACATATTTTTTTTCAATAGGCCTATTACTACTGAGAACAGTAACCGGAAGCTGTGGAGGGAGAATATCCTCATCGACCCCTATACCCAAAATATCGCCGGCAACTTGCTGAAGTGAAATAGACCTCGGATCTCTCTTGTGAAGATTTCTGTCTTCCTCCTCGTACCAGCCAACCCCAATAGTAGCAGCCATGTTGGGGTCTCTGTAACCGGGGTTTACGAATCTCAGGTTGGGAAAAAAGTGAACAACAAGATGATTCCAAAAAGTGCTTACAAACATGTCAGCGTTGAATTTGTCTCTCATCTTGTTGATGACAGGTAACCACGCTAAAGTGTCACCCAAAGAACTGCTATCAATCGACACGAGGATCTTTTTCCCATAAAGAGATTGCTCAAAGTCAAAATTCCAGATTTTTCTGTCGTTCTCGTAAGCTTCTGCAACCCAAGGAGTGTACCATTTTCTAAAAAGTGTGGTGAATATACCAGGAGACGTTTCCCCCACATATATAATTTTCCCAGTGTCCTTTTCAACAAATTTGACAGTTTTTTTACTCTGGTGATTATTACCAGTCATATCAACGCGGGGACCGTAATCAAAAGTGAAGGAAAATCCTACTCTTTCCGGAACAGTAACGTTTGGATTTTTCTGAATGTTTTTGTAAACTTCTATACCTCTGGTCTTCATGTTTAGAAACCTAAAATTTCTTTGATTTTGGTGATGTTAAAATCCTTGTCATAAAAAAGATTGTCCTTCGAAAGATAATGAACCAAGTGATTACCGTCATATTGATCTAGGTAGGGTGGGAGCCTTCTCATAAGAATAGGCAATTCCCAAGAAAGAGATTCTTTTATCACAATTGGGTTGAGCTCCCAGGTAGAGCTGAAAACGAATAAATCTGCCGCTTGGTAAAAGAGATCTGTGTCATTCCTTTCTCCCCAGATCACACAATTTTCAGGAAGATCGTGCATCAAGGGTTGCCAATAATCTTGAAAATTTACTGCTTGATTGCCAATAAAATGAAACTGAATAGGAAGTCCAGTAAGCTCTTTAGCATAGTTGATAAGCTCACCCTGGTTTTTACCTGGAGTGAAAAGACCTATGTTTATAACGTGTTTGAAATTCGGATTTAGACCCAAAATTTGTTGTGCTTCTGCCTTCGGTATTTTTTCGAAGTTCTCGATCGGGTATTCTAAAATATCCAGAGGAATGCCTGAGTCTTTGAACTTTTCCACCATCCACTGGTTAACCATTACCAATTTATCTGGAGCCCAAAACTTATCATCAGGTTTAACATTAGAGCTGTGACATGTTTCAAAAATGTACCAGGGGCGATCTGGGGCGAAGATCTTTTGACATATAGACGTCTCAACAAAGAATTCCACAAAGTCCTGGAAATGAATCACGTCTGGACAAATCTCCTCAACTAGTTCAAGAAAAAAAGATTTATCCTCGGTGTTGATGCGATGATACCTAGATCCTATTAACTCCTGAATCCTGTTTCTTTGAACAACATAATCATCGGAAACGTTGTTGTATTCTAAACAATAAATCTCGCCATATGGAACAAGGCACTCAATGGCTTTATAGAGGTATTGAGGCATACCACCAGTTGAAAGGTGTGGGGCTACAAAAAGGATCCTAGGTTTTCCTAAAGACAAATCACCGATTGACTTTTGGATTTGACTCAGGTTCCTAAAGGTTGAATAGCTGATTTTTCTCAGAAAATCTACCGTGCCTTCCATAGTTAATCCACCGTGTAAATACCCGTAGCGAAATCCAATTTCCCTTCCCCATACTTACCAACTACCTCGTCAATCTTGGATTTTTCCTGTTCGTTTAGCTTCATGCTCTCTGTGTAAAGTCCAGAAAGTTGCTCCTCAATGAACTCGAGCTCACTTTCCAAGAAGTACTTCTGAATGTTGAGCTTGCCAATTTTTTCAACATTCTCTTTGGCAAGATTGCGTAGAAAAATGATAGAATCTAATTCTTCCTGGCTGAGTTTAAAATTTCCTGGTTCCATATAATTTTTTTCTATTATATGAAATTAGCTGGAAATAATTCCACCATGTTTAGTTTTATCTTTATCTAATGTCGAAGTAAAGACTTATGCCACCGGAGTTTGTTAATCATCCGCAATAACGGCTCTGACAAAGTCGCCTGATACTTTTTTATTCCTTATTTCTCTTTTAACTTATCTATCTCTTCACTTAATTCCTTAATAGCTTCTACAAGCAAAGGAATGATTTTTTCGTACTTAACCCCTTTGAAGCCATTGAATTTGGTGGTTACAACTTCTGGAAGAACTGCTTCCACTTCCTGAGCAATAATACCAACGTCGTGACCTTCGAATCCATGGTGAATTTTATATTCTTCGATCCAATCGAATTCGTAACCGGTCAAAGTTTTAACTTTATCAAGCGCGTTTTCTATGACTGTGAAGTTCGTTTTGAGTCTTCTATCAGAGGTAGAGAAAGCTACCACATCATTCGCAGCATCAATTCTACCTGTTGTAGCGCTAGGAGTGATTGCACCAACTGCCAAAGATGTGGCAACTTTCAGTTTTGATGTGGTAATTTCAAATGTTGATCCATCGTCAGAAGCGTTTGAGTTTCCAATTGTTGATGCAGAGGTGAACTTAACTACCCTATTGTTTGTTCCAGATACGCTGACTGAGGAACCAGAAGTTCCAGCAGATCCGGAGGATCCCGAAGATCCAGATGTTCCTCTTGTTCCTGATGAACCACTAGATCCTGAAGATCCCGATGAACCTGAAGAGCCTGAAGATCCTGAAGAACCGGAGGATCCAGAAGATCCAGAGGATCCAGAGGATCCCGAAGATCCTGAGTTTCCTGAGGTACCCGATGTTCCTCTTGTTCCTGATGAACCACTAGATCCTGAAGAACCACTTGAACCTGAAGATCCTGA